CTCGTCTCGCTCCGTGGGGGCAGTCAGCACCGCTTCCCGCGTCGCGAACGTCCATGCGTGCCGGCACAGGAAGTCTTCCACGATCGCGTCATAGAGCCGATCGACCGCGGCCAGTTCGTCCGAGTCCTCGTCGATGGATTGCGGCGCCTCCGATCCGAGACGTGTGATCGCCGCCTGGATGATGGATGCGCGGGTCGCCATTCACACAGTTTCGCGTGCGTGGCCGCTAGAGGCGACGCACTAACCGCGCCGCCGGCGACGGCGGACCACGACGGCCGCTCCGTTTGTTTCGGGCGGCGGGGCGGCTCCCGATGGCAGGAATAGCAGCAGAAGCATCAGGCGTGCACGGTGAAGCCCGTGATCTCGTTGGCCGTGATCGCGGTGTTATTCGTCAGGCCCTGCCCACCCGTGATCATCGCCATGATGCCGGTCGAGAACGCCATGCCGCCCTCAAGGGACACAAAAACCTGCTGGTTTGGCGGCAGTGCGATCTCAAACAACGCGGAGGTAGTGCCAGGCGTTACTGTCGTGGCGTTGAAGACCTTGAGCCAGCGTGTCGCGGCGTTCACGTTGACCAGACTGAACCCCAGCAATCGACCGGCGCTGGCCTTTATCGACTGCCCTGTCGGCGTCGCCGGGCTCAGGACGTTCGTCACCGTCGCCGCGCCTGTGGCGTTGGCGCGGTACTGAATGCCCATGTCGCCGATGGCGTTCGTGCCGGCCGCAATGGCGCCGGTGCCGATGTTGGCCGTGACCGTGCCGCTGACGGGCTGCGTGCCGCTGATCTGCGCCGCGGGAATCGGCTCCGTCGCGTAGCTGCCGCGCTGGAATTTCCATGTCGCCGTGCCACTGGTGTGCGCCGTGGCGCGGACACGGACGAACGAGAGGCCGTTGACCGACGCTTCCCACGCATAGGCAGGCGTCGCCGCCAGCACGCCAGTCGTCAGTTCGATCGTGTTCGCGTTGGAGCGGATGACCTGGATCGCGAACCACGTCCCGTCCGTGCCGTTCGTGGAATCAATGGACCCTTCGAACGTCACGTTGTGGCCGACCAATGAGGTCGCCACCATGTGAAGCATGACGTTGGAGGCGCGTGACACGTCGCAGAAGACCGTCTGCGCGTTCGCGGTGATGTTGCCCGAGACGAGCGTGAAAGATGCGGGCTTAGTGGCGACCTTCAGCCGCCCTTCTTCGTCCATCTTCAGCAGGGTGTAGTCGCCGTCCGTGTCGGTCGACGTGGTGTCCGCGAGCTGGCGCATCGCCAACATCGGCAGCCCAAGATCGCCGGAGACCGCCGGCGCATCCTCCGCCTTCAGCGCGGACATGGTGACCGGCAGTGGATTACCGGCCGCCACATCACCGCCGTCGACGCCATCGCCACCGAGCGTGACCTTGACTCGCTGGAATTGCACGCCAGCGACGTCATCGGTAGCGATCGTCGCTCCGGCGCCGGGCGTAACCGCTACGTTGTCGACCATCAGACTGCCTTCGCGATGTCGCCAATCTGTTTGCGGGCGTCTTCAATCCGCGCTATCGAGGCGCGCTCTTCCGCGGCGACCTTGCTGCGCTGCGCTTCGATCTCGCGTCCCTTGTCGAGCGCTTCCGCCATCAGCTTGCGCGCGGCCGCCGCTGAATCGTCGGCGCGCTTCTGCGCGGCCTTGGCGTCCGCAACGATGGTCGTCGCCTCCGCTTGCGCCGCGGCGACGATACGCATCGCCTCTTCCTTGGCCTTGATCGTGTCAGCATCCACGCGCGCTGCCGCGGCGGTCGCGTCCTGCTGCAGTTGCTTGACCTTTTCCTCTGCGGCAGAGACCGCGCCTTCCACGCGCTGCAGCTCGCTCTTGCGTTCCGCTACCGCCTGGTCGAGCGACGCGATCACGTCGAGATCGTCCTTGATCTCTGCGAGCGGGCCGAACATCGTGATGAGCCGCTGGAGCGCGGCGATACCGTCAGCTTTCGTGCTCATCAGATCCTCGCGAAGATGGTCACCGTCAGTGACGTGGTGCCGTCGCCGGCGGTGACGCGCGGCCGGACATAAACTGTGGGCTCTGAAATCGCTTCAATCTTGGCGGCGGTAACCGACAGCGCGTTCCCTTGCGGGTCCGTCAGCGTGTACCAGTTGGTGCCGTCGTTCGATCCTTCGATCAGCACGGTTCCGCCGACGCCAAACGTGCCGTGCACCTGCACCGATCGATCCGTGGCGAGCGCGTAGTGCACTGCGACCGGCAGGCCGACGTCGGTGCCGCTGAACGTGAGCGGCGTCCACGCGAACGAATAGAGCTTGCCTTGCGACTCTGCTGGCGCGAGCGGCGTAGTGGTGCAGTTGATATTCGCCATAGCGCAAGAAAAAGGCCGGTGCGTCGCCCGAACAACGCACCGGCCAAGTTATCCGCCCTCGCTAGGATCAGACGGGAGGGGTTGCCGGATCGGCCGGCGCGGGCTCTGCGGGCGCGGGTTCAACCGGCGTGTCGAGCGGCACAGCCGGATCGACTGCCGGCGGCGTTTCCACAGGCGCGGGCGCTTCGACAGGGGCCGGCGCTTCGACCTTCGGCGGCGTCTTCTTGCGCGAGCCGCCCGCGGCGGCGGCGCTCAGAACGCCTTCGATGTCGTCGAGACGTTGCACCGCGAGATCAAGGCCAACGTCGTGTTCAGCGACGTTGGCGTTCGTCACGCCGAGTCCGGCCTCAAGATTGGTGAGGCGCACATCGACCGCCTTCAGGGCGTCGATGACCGCGCTGTCCACCGTCGCAGAGAGCCCCGCCGCCAGCGCCTCCGCTTTCGCGTTGCGCTTGGCGTCTCGCGCTGCGATGGCGACTTTCGCCTCATCGTTCAGCGGCTCCATGACGGAGTTGGGCTCGCCTTCGAACTCGATCTCACCCGACTGGATGAGCTGGTCACGGAAGAACATCTGACCAGTGATTTTGTAACGCGGGGTCGCCATTCAGGACGCTCCTTAGTAGTTCACATAGCCCTTCGGCAGGTAGGTTTGCTGGTCGATGTTCGGCGTGAAGTACGCCTTCACCGTGCCGCCCGTGAAGTTGGCGGTGCCGACCGTCCAGTTCAGGCCGAGATAGCGTTCGGTGATTTTGCCGATCGGCAGCTTCAGCGCGAACATGCGATAGCCCGCCACGAGCGTCGCCTTTGCCGTGGACGGCATCAGGTTGACGAGCGTGGTCGGCGAGGACAGCGCGGCGTTGTCGTCGCCGACGAGATCGATGGTAAGCGTCGACGCGCCGCCGGAGGTCAGCGCCGTGCCGACGAAGCCCACGAGCCAGAGGTTTTCGAGCTGCGCGATGTCGCGAAGCGCGGCGCCGAGGTCGTAGGTGTTCGTCGAGACGCGCGTCGCGGTGAGCGCGACGTCCGTTTCGAAGGCTGCCTGATAGTCGAGAATCATTGGTCCTTGCTCCTTGCAGGCGCCTTACGAGATGGTCGCTTCGGTGTTCAGGATCGCGTCCATGCGCTTGAACTCGATGCCGTCGAAGGCAAGCACGCGCTTGCCGTTCACCGTGTCGAACGTGAGGTTGTTCGACACGCGATCGATGATGCCCTGACGCAGCGCCGACAGGATCGCGCGGTTGGCGTAGAGGATCTGGCGACCGGCGACCGGCTCCTCGACACGCTCGATGAGCTGCACGAGGTAAGTAATGAGCGCCTTCTGGTTCGCGACGGTGCCGCGAACGTCCGAGATGTCGATGTTGCAGATGCGGCCGTTCGTGCGCCAATCGCGCACCGTGAGTCCGCACGCCCACTGATAGTGGGTGCGGAGCACTTGGTACATGGACCCGTCGGAATTGACCTTCGTGTCCTGGCCGAGATCTTCGTACTGCAGACCCGCCATCAGCCCCTTGGGGTAGATGCCGTGCGTGGCTTGCTGGCCCCAGCCGATCAGCCAGATCGACGTGTTGTCGGAGCCCGCACCACCGGCGGAGACCATGTTGTCGGCCGTGTTGACGCCGGACAGCGCGTTGTAGCGCGGGGCGAGGCCGTGGAATTTTTCCGGCGACGTGGTGACGTTGCCGTAAACGATTGTCGACGCGTGAGTCTGCGAGATGCCCTCGATGTGAGCGGAGTCTTCCCACAGGCGCCACGTCTCAGCGTTTTCGCCGGCGAGGTCGTACTCCATCTTGTCGACTTCGGAGTAGTCCTCGAGATTGCCGCACGAGTCGCGGACCGGCACGAAAGTGCCCTTCGTCGGCTGCACGCCTTGGTAAAGCGCGCGCCACGTCGGCGTCGGAAGGCCGGTGCGGATCTTCGTCTTGTGTCCGGTGCCGTCGTTGCACTCGAACCACGGCATGTCGTCCAGCATCGGATTCTTCTGATTCAGAATCTCGACGAGAACCTTGTCGCCGTCGGTCGCGGCCATGTCGACCAGCGTCGGATAAGATGCACCAATGGTCGCCATAGTTACGCTGCCTTCTTGCTACCGAAAAACACTTTGCCGGGGTCCGTCTGAAGCAGAGTCTTTGCGTCCGGCCCGGCGTTCTGGCCGGGGTTCGGATCGCGCAGTTGCTCGAGAAGTGCTTCGATGACCTCGACTTGCGCCTTGGTCTGAAGCGTGCCGACGAAAGCCTTGGCCTTCGACGCACCGCCTTTTTCCTCGCCGATGGCGGTCGAGATGGCGGTTTCGATGCCCTTGATGCGCGCGACCGCCTTGTCCGGCGTCTCGCCGAGGGACTTGAACTCCGCCTCTGCCGCGGCGCGGGCGCCGGCAGCGTTGGCGATCTGCGATTCCGCGAAGGCGTTGAGCATCGCCTTGAAGGCGCCCTTCGGCACCTTGTGCTCGATCACCGCCGCGGAGACCGCCTTGAAGAACGGGTCTTCCGTGTCGAACGTCGCCGGTTGGCCGTCGACCTGGACGTCCGTCGACCAGTCGATGTCTTCCGGCGCCGCGAATACTTCACCCGCCGCGGCTTCCTGCGCTGCCTTGAGGGCGGCGTGCTCTTCGAGACGGGTCTTGATGTCCGAGAACTTCGGGGCGCCAGCTTCGGCATCCCACAGATCTTCCGGCAGATCGTCCGGCCGCGTTACCACGGGAGTGGTGTTGGAGGCCGAAACGTCAACAGCGCCCACCGCATCAGCAATGGTCGCCGGAGTATCACCCGTGTCCGCTGGCGCGGCGCTTTCCGTCATCCTGTTCCTCGACGAGGCGTAAAATCCTGTCGAAGAGAGTGCAGACCGCGTTGTGCTCACGAAACGCACCGTCGCTCGCGTCCGCCGGCAGCGTCTTTCCCTTCGTCTGGAGCCACAGCCAGTCGAGAAATTTCTTGCCGTCCGGCGTCTGCGACAGGCGGGTCAGCGCGGCGCCGATTTCGGATTGCTCTTCCGGTTCGGAGCCGCGCAACCGGCGAAGTCGCTCAATGGGCTGGAAGCGTTTGAGTTGCGCTGCCCGGTTCATGCCGCCTCCTGTTGCGCGGCCATCACCTGCTGCACGGCGGCTTGCACGAGCTGGCCGATTTCCTGCTGCTGCGCGTCGGTGCGGATCGTCACCACCTCATCGTCCAGCAGGCGCTTCATGTTGGCAAACGTCGACGCCGCGTCGACGATCACGGGCGCCTTGTCCGGCGCAAAGCCGACGATGCCCTGCAACAGACGCTCGCCCTTCGCGACCTTTTCGAAGGCGCGCGCTTTCGCTTGCCCGCTGACCGGCGCCAGGACGAGCGCGCGGCCATCCAGTTCGACTTGCGGCATGATCCCGTGCTGCTGGCGCAGCCACATGTGGGACTTCACGATTGGGATAGACCATTCGCGGAACAGCTTGCCGCGCGGAACCTCGAACCGCTGCTGCGACGCCATCCGCTCGTCGACCCACTGCTCCGCGGTCGGCGGCGTCTTGCCCTTCTGTTCCGGCTTGTCTTGATAGACCGAGCGGCGGACGAAAGAGCGCAGATCCTCCTGCGTGAAAAAGCTCACGTCGAAGCGGCCGCCCGATTCCAGAATCTTGACGTCGAACCCTTCGCCCAGGTTGACCCAATCGCCCGCGTCCACGCCGTTTTCTTCGAGGTTCGCTGTGCCGTCGTCCGAATAGGCGACTGCCGGGTCCACCACCTTGTGAAGGTTGGCGAGGTGAAGCGCGGTGATTTCATTGAGCACCCGTTGCGCCGGGCAGGCTTTCCATGCCGGGCCCACGCCATACGGCGAGCCTGAGTCCGAGCGCCAGCGCGCCGGGATCAGCGACACCGATCCCTCGCCCTTCATCACCTTCTCGTACACCACCTTTTCGTTGACGGTGATGATGCGGCGATACGCGGAGAAGCCGCGGTCTTCCCACACGCGGTGAGTGCCGTCGACGATCTTGAACCGCGTGTCCGGCTTCGCGTCGGCCAGTTCCTTCGGCAGCTTAATGCGACGACCATAGGTCGCCTCGAACAGCCGGCGCTCCATCCTGTAGTCGTTCCATCGTCCGTCGATGGAACAATTCGGGCCGTGCTCGAGAAGCAGCGCCGCCGGCTGCACCGGCTCCCACGCTACCGGCTGATCGGCGCCGTAATCCTTCCGACAGACCGCCATGTAGCCGGCGGCGAGATCGTGATAGCACTCATAGGCCGCGTCGTAGAAAGACGACTGGCCCAGGTCTTCCCAAAACCACTCGATCGCCGCCGCAAGGCTGTCGGCGATCTGCTTCTGTTGCTCTTTGGGAAGCGCGACGGTCGGCGCAATCGTCAGCCACGGCTCGTGCGGCGGCGTGAACGTCGCCATCATGTCGGACGCGAAATCTTCGATTGCATCCGCCAGCGTGCCATCCAGCATGTCGGCGATGTCGTCTTCCGACAGGTTCCGCTCTGTTTCCTCGTTCACGCGACGGCGATGTGGCATGGCGAGGCGGAACACCTCATTGACCATTGCGGCGCGGCGGGTGCGGCAATGCCGCGCCTCGGTGATGCGCCGCTTCATTTCCTTCTGCAGCGCCGTCTCGACAACCGCCGCCATCAGGCTCGCGGCCCTTGCGTGGCGAGGAAGTCGCCGAAGTCGTAGCTCATGCCGCCCGTGACGCCGGCGCCGGTGACGGTGGCGCCGCCGGAAGCCGCAGCGGCCAGACCGCCGAGGCCGCCGAAGGCTGCTGTGGCGTTGCGTGCTCCGAACGCGCGGATCACCTGCCGCGTGCGGCGGGAGGCATTGCGGCCAAGCGCGGTGATTTCCTGCGACTGCGACTTCGCTTCAGCGGCGGCGATGCGCGCCTCTTCCGCCTGACGCGCCGCAATCTGCTCCGGCGTCTCTTTGACTTTCGTGGAGACCTTCATTGTGCCGTGATTTCATGTCAGGGTCTTCAGGATGGCGGTGCGTAGAGAGCTCGCCAACGCACGCGGAGGGCCCCTTGTTCGTCCTGACTGTTTTCGTCGCTTGGGGTCTGTATGTGGACGGCGATGTCGGGAGCTGCTGCGGCGCCCGCACGATCGCCGAGCGGACGTACCGCACCGAATACTCGTCTCTGGAAGCGTGCCGGCGGGCTGGAAGCGCCGCCCGCGGCAATCGCGACGTCTATCTCCGGCTGGTCGGCTTTCGCGGCGGCGACCCACAGCGCGTGTTCACCAGTTTCCGGGTCAGCGATTGCGCGGCCGCCGCCACGTCCTAGTTCGCCGGCTCGCCCCACACGCGGCCTGAGAACGCTGACGAGTGATACTGAATGTGCTCCTGCACCGTGTACGGTCGCGAATAATCATAGCCGCCGCCCTTGAGCCGTGGATAGAACGACGGCGCGTTCTTCGACACTTCCAAGCGGGAATAGAACTCCGTCGCCGGCTTGGACTGGTCGGCGCGGATAAGCGCCGCCGCCCGGTCCACGCCGGAGAAGTGCGCGAGATAAACCTGTCCCCACGTCGGGCTGCGGCCGATCGCCTTGCGCAGCGTCGACGCGTTTTCGTTGGCGTGAAGCGCGGCCATCGCGGACGCCCAGCGCGGGTCTTCCGCGAGATCCCACACGTCTTCCGGACTCATGTTCGTGTAGAGCCCCTGCGCGTCAGCGTGTCGGCTCATCATGTTGTCCCATGTCCCTCGGATGAACTGGAACGGACCTCGAGCGCCAGCGCCGCTGTCGCCGCGCACGTCGAACGGGTTCTCCTTCTTCTTCAGATCCGCCAGGAATTGCCTGTCCACGCCGAACAGGTTTTCCATATACGGCCAGTAGGCCGCTATCGGTCGCTGCGACGAGACCCGGCCATCAGACGGCAGGTCGGAGACGCGCTGCACCTCCGTCACTTTCGGCCAGTCCTGCGGGCCGTTGATCGGCAGCGGTTGGCGCATGGCGCGGGCAAAAGCGTTCGCTATGTCTTCGGGCGGGGCGGTCGGATTGACCCCGGGCGGGAGATCTGGCGCAGCGATGCGCAAAGGCTGCCCCCACCTTCCGTTCTCTGAGAAACCGGAGCGGCGCCAGTCTTCGAACCTTGCCGCGCTTTGCCGCAACTGACGCTCGCGCGCCTGGTCCGGAAATGCCGCATCCATCCCCTGCTGCGCCGCTTCCGCAGCGGCTGTCGCCGCCGGGACGAGAACGCTGTCGACGGCCTCAGAGGTTGCGGACACCACTTTGCCCGCGGCTTCCACGCCCGTCCGGATCGCGTCACCGGCGGCGTTGATCCCCGTTTGCAGCGCGTCGTTTGCGCTGCGCATCACGGACTCAAGCGGCGTCGGCTTCTTCTTCGGCATGGGTCTGTCCTGTGAACGCCTCGACGGCGCCGGCCGCCAGAAGATCGCGCCACAGGTCGATCGGCCTCAACGCCCTAGAGCGCGAGCCCACGATGTGCTTGACCGCTGTCACGCAATACAATCCGAAGCGCGTCCACAGCGTCGGCCCATTGTCCTGCGGCTCGACGCGCAGAACGCGCAGCCCGCGGTTGATCTTCATTGCCGCCAGCCACGTCGGGAAGTCCGCAGGCGAGAGAGCAAAAATTAGCGTGCGCCGTTCGGTGACGTCGTACACCAGCCAGCGGTTCGACTGCGCGTGGAACCCGAAACACAAGCAGTGCTGCCACCCGGGCGGCGAGAGCCGGTCGACGACGCGCGGCGTCACCGGGCCGTGAAAGCCGACATACCACGCGCCGATCGCCAGTTGAGGAGGCTCCATCGCTTCGCCGGTTTTCATTTCCGGCCGCGCCCCTTCACACCGAACGAGAAGATCCGGCGCTTCTTCGGGATGGCGCTGACCACGGACCGACGCTGAGAATTGGCGGGCGTCAGGATCTCGCGCACTTCGCCGCCGCCCCATAGCGCGTATTGCGCGCCTTCGGCGACGTGGCTGTGCTCGTTCTTCACCGGCTCCTTGATGAGCCGCGTGCCGTCCGCTTCGGACTTGGTGGCGAATACGTACCCACCTTCCAGCGCCGCGATCAGGCGCTTGCATGACGGGTCGACCAGAAACCGCGGCTTGCCGTCGACCATCGTCGACATTGCGTTCGCCATCGCCTCGATGCGCTTCTGCGGTGCGTCCTTTGGCGCTGGCGCGCGGACGGTGATTCCTGCGGCGGTGAAAATCTGGAACGGCGTTTTTTCGTCCGCCTGGCCCTTCCATCCACCAGACGGATCACCCCACGCCTGATACGGACAATCGGGAAACTCGCGCTGCAGCAGCATGGCGATCTGCGGCGCGAAGATCGTGGCGCCCGTGTTGAACGTCACCAGCTCCCGTAGCGCTATCCACCGCCCCTGTATCTGCTGGAAGAACACCGCCGCCGGCGTGCGCCCGAAGTCCATGCCGATCGTCACCGGGGAGCCCGGCATGATAGGGATTGGCGTCGGCGATACATGGATCTCGCGCCTGAACTCCGGAAACACCCGCTCGCCACGGACGATGCGAACGACGCGGCCCATCAGGTCGCGATCGATTTCCGCCTTCGTCCGTCCACCGGTCAACTCGAGGTAGCGACCGGGCCGCATGTTCTCGAGGTTTTCGGCTTTCGGATTCACGTCGTAGCCCGCCACCGACTTTCCGTCCGGACCAAACCGCTCGATCAACGCGGGCGGTTGCTTGAAGAAACGGAGATTGGGCGGCTTCTCGTACTGGCGCCGCTCGTCATCCGCCATGCCTTCCGGCAACGGCACGTCGCCGCGCATGCGCAAAATCCAGTGATCGTCCGTCGGCGGCGCGTTGTGGTCGGCGATGACCCACTGCTGCAGCGCCATGCCTTCCGGCAGATCCTTCTTCGGCGGATAGCGGCCCGTCCGCGACGCGATCTCGAAAAACAGACGGCGCGGGATGAACTGCACTTCGTTGACCCAGGCGCCGGTGTATTCCTTCGAACGCAGCGACCGGATCGTCTCGTCCTTGTCGTCCGGAAACGCCTCGAAGATGATGTCGGCTTCCACGTCGCGGAACCGCATCTCGTAATAATATGGCTCGGTGTCGTAGAACTTCCCCTTCTTCGGGGTTGCATACAGCTCCGGCGGGAACCAGTGAAGGAACGTCTCGACGGTCGAGCCGCGCAGATCGGGGTAGGTGTTGCGCGTCACCAGCCACCGCGACTTACGCTTGCCCTTCTTGTCGCGCGGCATCCGGCACATCGCGGCATAGAGCCTGATCGCAGAGACGACGGACTTCCCGCTTTCGATCGGGCCCTGGATGATGTTGATCGGCGCCTGCGAAGCAAGGTAGGCGCCGCCCACCGGCCCCGGCGGCTTGAACTCAGGCATCGTTCGAAGTGTCGGCCGGCGTCTCCGGCTCCTCGTCCGGCACGACATAGGTCGTCGCCACAAACATTCCGTTGCCGAGCGGCCGCTTCAACTCAAGCGGCATTCCCCACGGCGGCGGTTGCTGGCCGTTCGCGATGTGCATCTGCGAAAACAGGAAGTGCGCGAGATCGTACATGCCACGATCGCTGATCGTGGCGTCGCTCGCCGCCTTCACGAACATCTTCGGGCCGCCGAGAATCGGAATGCCGTTGAGAGGGCCGGTCATTTGGCCGCCTTTATGCACGCCGCCGTAGATAGGGTGTCCGTTGATCGCTCTATGCAAAAACGCGCGATCGCCTCGTCTTTACGAGCCTTGGCGGCATTGGTGGCCGCCATCGAAATAAACATGGCGATAAATATCGCCGCGATCGCCCAATCACCGCTTTCTAAGTTTTTCATGCTGCATCATCCGGAAACGCGCCGTCATAGCGCCAGTGGGCGGCCGTGATCGGGTCCTCTAGTTCCTTCTCGGCGTGGGTTTCCGCGAGGTCCTTCGACGGAAAAACCAAAGTGCACCAGTGCCATTCGCCGGGGAAATAATCGAACCCGCAATAAACGCCAGCGACCTTGCACGACCATTTGTTCCGCCACCGCTTCGGCGGCGCCGTCACCGCCTTCGGGCGGTCAATCGTCTCGACGTCCATCACGCGATTCCCTGAATCACCATCGTCGCAATCGCGACCGCGGCGACGATCGCGACGCAGATCACCGCGACCCACGCCACCATCTTGATCGCGTCCTGCGCTTCGAACGCCAGCATCTCGGTCCAGCCGCCGTCGCCGTCGTCGAACTCCGTCTCGTTGTCCGTCGCCGGCAACGCTGAAACCTTCTTGGTTCCATCGAACACCGCCAGGATCGCCGACTTCTTCGGCTTGTCTTCTTCCGCGTTCATGCCTCGCTCCACGTCCGCTCCAGCCGGATATTCGGCATGTCTTCGGTCGGCGACTTGCTCGGATCGCGCAGACACACCACGGGACGATCCAGCGCCTCCGCGATCGTCAGGCCAAGCCAGATCAGCACCAGAATGAGCACCAGAAGGATCCCGTGAATCAGCTTCATGCTCAGACCTTCCGCAGAATCTGCACCGCCCTGAACTGCGCCACCGGCAACGCCTGGTTGGCCGGGAACAGGCCAAGCCACGAATTAGGATCGTCCGGATTGCAGAAGCAGCACAGATCGATGCCGAACTCGCGATTGTACGGATAGGCGTCGCCTCGAGCCCGAAGCGCCGCGTGCACCAACACGCCGTCGAAATAGTGCTTGAACCCTTCCGGCAGCCACTCCGTCTCGTAGCAATGCAGCCCGTCACCCAGCACCGGGCCCGGAATCACCTGCTTCGAATAATCGCCGCCGTTCGCCGCCGAGTGAATCGTCGGCTCGTACATCGTCGGGAAAATCCCGCGCTGCTCCATGACGTCGATCTCGCCGCCCTTCGGCGACTGCTCGCCCGCCGGCGCCGGATTGCGCCAATACCCAACAACGCCCGTGTGAGTGCCCATGCCCTTCATCGGCTTCACCAGCACACGCAGACGGTCGCCCATCCGCCACGTCAGCTTGCCGAGAGACGACACCGCACCCGTCGTGATCAGCGTCGGCGAAACACGCGTCGCCTTTATCTGCAATCCACCGGCGCCGACGGACACATTCGCCGGGTCCATCCGCACATCGCCCGTCAGCGAGCGAGACACCGGCGTCCAGTACGCCGGATTCAACGTCGCGAACGTGTCTTCGAACCGAACCGCATATCCCGCCGGCACGGCGGGGAACAACGACGCCGGAGGCGGTGGCGGCGTGACCGGCGGTGGCGGAACCACCGGAGGCGGCGGCGGAGAAACCACCACCGGATCCAGCACATTCGCCTCTGCCCGCAAGGCTGCCGCAATCGCCGACTTCGATGCGCCCGCCGTGATGTCGACCTGGTAAACCGCGCCCGTCATTACACTTGCTCCGCTTTGCGTGCCTCAAACGTTTCGTTGACCCCCTCGGCCCAATAGGCGAGCGCCAAAGCAACGCGGTCCGCATCCATCGGCGTTGGCTTTTCCCCGCGATACGTGTTGTCGAAAACGTCGGCCAACATCGCCGACAAGCTTCGCATCTCTGAATAGGTGAGCCGGCCAATAGCGTGAGCGACTTCCTCCTCCGCCGTGCGCGAAACATAGGCCATCAGCGCACCGCCAGAACCAGAATCGTCCCGATCAGCACCGCACACGACAGCAGACCGAAACCCTGGACGATCGCATCCGCGACCATCTTCGAATGCGCGTGGCGCGCATCGCGGTCCAGATCCGCGCGCTTCGTCGCCGCTTCATCGTGCTGGAAATGCTCTACCCGACGGTCGTAGCCCGCGATCGACAACGCCTGCTGCAGCCGCTCGCCAAGACGATCGACCAGCCGCTCGTTCTCCGTCCGCACAGACAGCTCCAGCGCCGGCGGATGACCCGCCACACCAGCCACCGCCTCCGCCGCGGCAGCGGCAGAGGCGACTACCGGCGGTGACGGCGCGTAGTCCTTCAACGACTTCTTCGGCGCCGGCTCCCGGGCCCGTCCGCGACGACGGTCATCTACTGCCTTGGTCATTTCGGGTGACCTCCTGAAAATTTCTCGAGCCGGTCGCTGCCCGCCCCGGCTCGATCCGGCGGAATCCACGACGAACGGGGGAAAGGAACAAAAGACCCGCACGCAGCTGCAGCACCCAAACGCTGCGCAGACTTCGCACGGCGTTCAAGATGGAGCGTGAGAATTTCTCACGGTCCGGGGATTTTGAAAAATTTGTGGGGGGGATACGTAACTGAACCGGGCGCCGCGCGATTTTCCCCCTACCCCCACCGACCGGCTGGCCGCCGAGCCGCCGACCAAAGGGGGATGACGCCGCCAGGCCTCGCTCCGCTCAGAGATGGCGGATACAGGGCGTCAGGCGGCGTCGGACTCGCTCTGTGTCTGACGCTCCCCTTGGCCGCCAAGGTCAGCGCCGCAATGTGGGCATGACTGGCAATCAGATGGCGCGGGAAGGGCGACGGTAATGAGCCCATCGCCACCCCCGTCGTCACCGTAGCCTGCGTCATGAAGCGCCAGCATCCGGTCGCTGAAGGCGGCCGGGATGCCGCGCCCCGACTCCAGAAGCTTGCGCATGGAGCCCAAGACGGCGGCCCGCCCTCGCGTGCGGGCTCTGGCTATCGCCAACCCGAACGCGACATCAACCCTTCCCCATTCTGCCAGCTCCTCCGCTGGAATGTTCCACGCTGCGGCGATCTCATCGAGGGCTTGGCCTTGGTCTGCCCTGCCCAGCATGTCGCGAATGAGTGTGTCTCTTGTCTTGTCCGTGAGCTGGCGTGGTGCGCCTGGCTCGAAGGTGGTGACATTGAGCAAGCCTTCGAGTTCCGCGACTCGTGCTTGGGATGCGGCGAGATCGCGCTCTACCTCGTAGAGGCGTTCTCTTGTGCGGACATTGCCAGCCATTGCAGCAGCGTAAGCGCCTGGCGTTCCACGTGCAACATTCTCACGCGAGGGGTGAGGAGAGCGCACGCCGCCGGGAGGCGGCGCGTGGTGCTGATTCTCTTGGCTGTATGGTGCGCCGCGACCGTCAGGGAGCGGGGGTCGCGCGCGTGTAGCTCAAATGTCTAACATAGAGCTTGAACGGACCAGTAATCTCCGACAGTGGCGCGGGGTCGCTGTCGCTCCCCTGTCGGTGTTACTACGGTGTTGAAGAGTTTTATCCTGTTACAGGACTGTGTATGCGCGCGAAGCGATTGTATTGGGGTTAGTCGACACGCTGTCAATATCGTTTTGCGATAAGGTTTCAGGTTTTGTTCTGTCGGTTGGCGCGTCGTTCGGCGAGCAGTTGGGCGGCGTTTGAGAGGTCGAGTGCGGGGGCTTTGTCGGCTTCGAGTTCGCGGACGGCCTGCTTGATTCGCTCGAGCGGATCGCCACCGTTAGTGCCTTCCAGGGCTTGCAGCGCGGCCTTGATGAGCGCCGGCTTGCTGGCGTAGCGGGGGGCGAGGCGGGCGATTGCGGCTTCCGTTTCCTCATCGATTCGCACGTTGAGCTGGGGCTTTTTCGAGGGCATTTGGGGGTGTCCTGTAACAATTGTTGATCGCTAGGCGTGCGATTTCTGCACGGTGCTAGCGCGGTGCTAGTTGCCATACAGCGGGATTGGGGCTAGCTTAAGGCTATCACCCGGCGCGAGTCGAGTGATCCGAGTCATCGCCCCGGACCGCAGGCATACAGCGGGGCGCAGTCGCCTAGAGACGGGAGACGTGGGGAGCATGGACCGATGCGCCCCGCCGAGATCGATCTAGGGGGCGCCCGGCGGGTAGTAGTCGGGCGTCGCAGCGGCGCGGGGTTCCTCAAACCAACATGCTTTGGGCCGTCCACATGCCGCGATGAGCGGCCGCTGTGGGCGGCCCTTTCACGTTTTATGGGCGCCGTAGCGGGCGCTCGAGGAGGAACGAGCATGCAACTGGAGATCAAGGCAGGCGATGCGGTGCGGGTAACTTCGGCGCCATCGATCACGGGCGAAAACCTGCTCATGCTTTGGATCAACGACCGGCCGCGAGGCTTCGTCACCAAAGAGGCGGCGGAAGCATTGCGCAAGGTGGTCAAAGACCCATCGAAGATCGCCACCAACTGAACATGGGCGCCGGGCGGCAACGCTTCGGCGCCCTTTTCATGTCGGCCGTAGCGGGCCGGCAGGAGGAACACACATGCACACAGTTGTTTCAATCGTCCGCGGGCTTCTCTCGTTCGCGTTCGCCCTGGCGATCATCGCGGCCCTGTTCGCGGCGATCATCCCGGCGGGGCTCATCGGCGCATCCTTTGCGGCGATGTTGTCGACCAACTGGTCGGGCGCGGCGCTTCTCATGGGCGCCGGGGCCGTCGCGGCGGTGGTCTGGTTCGGGATCTTAAACGCTCTCGTCTGGATCAACGACCTGGCGTCGCAATGACAAGCGGGGCGGCCCTTCGGGGCCG